CAGGTGGTGGTAGAGGATCACAGTTTGGAAGTTCTACTGAATCTGGTGGTAGCGGAGGTGGAGCAGGAGTAGGTGTTGGTGGTTATTCAGAAGGATCATCAGGTAATGGTGCTACAGGAACTGCTAACGAAGGCTACAATGGAGGAGGTGGTTGGACATATTCAAACGATAATAATGGAGCTGGAGGCGGAGGCGGAGGAGCTGGTGGCCCTGGACTTAATGCTTGGGGATCTAACCGTGCTGGTGATGGTGGAATAGGTGTCGCTTCATCAATTTCAGGTATGTCAATTTACTATGCTGGAGGCGGAGGCGGAGGCGCTATAAACGCAAGCGGTAATGGTGGATTAGGTGGAGGAGCTACAGGAGGAAATCAATCTAATGGAGGATTTTCAGCAGCAGATAATACTGGCGGAGGCGGAGGCGGAGGTTCTTCAAATCCAGGAAATACTATTGGCGGCTCAGGTGGATCAGGCGTAGTTATAATTAGATACGCAGCATAATAAAATAATTTATATTTTTAAACCTATGCTATACTAAGAGAGCTTTGTAAAATTCAAAGCTCTCATAATATTTTTAGAAGGGTTTATATAAAATGTCAGATGTTTTTTCATTTCGTCTTTTGGAAGATTTTGTAAATAAATATAAGAATGTTGAGCCTCCTTTTGGCTTTACTGACGCAGGTGGCAATTCTCTAGGAGAGATAACATTTATTCGTACATATTCTCGTGTTAAAGAGGACGGTACCAAAGAACGCTGGCATGAGGTTTGCAAGCGGGTAATTGAAGGAATGTACTCAGTACAAAAAAATCATGCTAAGGAAAATAGACTACCTTGGAATGATAATAAAGCACAAAAATCTGCTCAAGAAGCATATGATAGAATGTTCAATTTGAAGTGGACTCCACCAGGACGTGGACTATGGGCTTTTGGTACCCCTATGACGATGGAGAGACGCAATTCAGCAGCCTTGCAGAACTGCGCTATGGTTTCTACTAGGGACATTGATAGAAACGATCCTGGAGCCCTTTTTGGCTGGGTTATGGATGCCCTTATGCTGGGGGTAGGAGTAGGATTTGATACTCTTGGACAAGAAAAAAATCTTGAGATATATCCTAATCTAAAAGAAGAAATTGTATATGAAATTCCAGATACTCGTGAAGGTTGGGTAGAATCTGTAAGACTTCTTTTGAACTCTTATCTAAAACCTGGACAAGCAAAAATAGTATTTGATTATTCTAAGATTAGACCACTTGGTGCACCTATTAAAGGTTTTGGTGGTACCGCTTCAGGTCCAGCACCACTAATCAAACTACATGATACTTTGCGTATTGTAATAGGTGGTAGATCAGGAGAAACTCTTGACTCTCGTGCAATTGTAGATATTATAAATCTTATTGGTACATGTGTTGTTGCTGGTAACGTTCGTCGTTCTGCAACCCTTGCACTTGGTTTGCCAGAGGATAAAGATTTTATTAATTTAAAGAATTCAGAAGTATTTCCAGATAGAAACTCTTTTGATCCAGAAAATCCAGGGTGGGCATGGATGAGTAATAACTCTATCTCTGCTTCTGTTGGAACTAAGTATGAAGATTATGTAGATTTAATTGCAAATAATGGAGAACCAGGATTTATTTGGCTTGATGTTGCTCGTAATTTTGGTCGCCTTGCAGATCCTGCAGACAGCAAAGATTATCGTGTAATGGGCTTTAATCCATGCGCTGAGCAACCACTAGAGTCATATGAGCTTTGCACACTTGTAGAGGTTCACTTGAATCGTCATGAAAGCAAAGAAGATTTTTTACGCACTTTGAAGTTTGCCTATTTGTATGGAAAAACTGTAACGCTTGTTCCTACACACTGGCAAATCACAAACGGTATTATGCAGCGTAATCGTCGTATTGGAACATCTCTAACTGGCATTGCATCATTTGCTGATAAGAATGGTTTGCCAATTGTTCGTGAATGGATGGATGAAGGATACAAGACAATTCGTAAATATGATCATACATACTCAGAGTGGCTATGTGTTCGTGAATCAATTCGTGTCACAACTGTAAAGCCTTCAGGATCTGTTTCACTCTTGTCAGGTGCAACTCCAGGTGTTCACTGGGGTCCAGGAGGAAACTTCTTCCTTCGTGCAATTCGCTTTGGTAATCAAGATCCAATGATTCATTTGTTTAAAGCAGCGGGGTATAAGATGGAACCAGATCTAGTATCTGCTAATACAACAGTAGTTTACTTCCCAGTTCATTCAGGACATCCACGTTCTGAAAAGGATGTATCTCTATTTGAAAAAATTGGTCTTGCTGCTACAACTCAGAAGTATTGGTCTGATAATGGTGTTTCTGTTACCCTTTCATTTGATAAGGATACAGAGACTAAGCATGTTGCCCCAGCCCTGCATATGTACGAAGGGCAGCTAAAAGCAGTCTCATTCCTTCCTATGGGAAATATGACATATCCACAACAACCATATACCCAGATTACTAAGGATGAATATAATTCCTATATTGGTCAGATTAAGAAAATTGATTGGTCTGCCGTTTATGATGGAATAGATAATCTTGAGGCTCTTGGCGAAAGCTACTGTACAACGGACAGCTGTGAGTTAAAAATTGTATAATTTGGTATAATTAAGTACTGAATTACTACAATCTGGTATACTTATGGTTATGAGCAATAATATAAATCCTTTCGTAAACCCAAAAACTGGCGAACCTATTGTCAAAAATGTCCGTCGTCAGGTTATTGAAAAAAAATATAATTGGGGACTATACGTCTATAAAAAATCTAATGGCAAATGGTTTACAGATGGAGAAGGTAATATTTTAAATATACCTGCAGTTCGTGGAGATATTACAAAGATTACAGAGCTCAAGCAGGCAGCAAAATATTACGGTGATGAAGGCGATGGAGAAGCGGTATTTGTTCCAGGCCTTACAAGAATTAGTGAAGAAGAGCATACAGAACAAATGGATAGATTTATGAATGGAATGATTCCATCAATGAATGATCTAGGTGCTATTCACGCTGCACAGCAGACATTAAAGACACACGGAAGGGACGCCTACGAAAATGGCTGAGTTTGATTACATTCAGGCTAGTTTAAATACACAGCCAGAAAAAGATAATCTTTTTTCATCACATGACCCATTTAATAAATCATGGGAAGATCTTAAGAATTTTTCTGGAATAGATAATAACTTTAAAAGAAGAGCAGCAAGAAATTTAAATAAAGCGGTAGCCACAGAAAACCCTGCATATCTTGATGCTGCAAATGCAACTCCTTACGGACAAGACTCTGGATCTAAAGCTATTAATCCTGGAACAGTATACAGAAATGGATATGGTCTATTTGATGTAATCACACCACCATACAACATGTATGAATTGGCTAATTTCTATGATACAAACTTTGCTAACCATGCTGCTATTGATGCTAAGGTAGAAAATGTTGTTGGTCTTGGATATCGTTTTGATATTACAGATCGCACAATGCTTAGCTTTGAACTTGCAGATGATCAAGAAAAAGTTGGTCGTGCAAGAAATAGAATTGAAAGAGCAAAGATTGAACTTCGTGATTGGGTAGAATCACTAAATGATGATGATTCATTTACAACAATTATGGAAAAGGTCTACACAGACCTACAGGCGACTGGAAATGGCTTTATAGAGGTAGGACGTACAGTATCTGGTGAAATAGGCTATATTGGTCATATACCAGCAACAACGGTACGTGTACGACGCTTGCGTGATGGATATCTACAAATTATTGGACAGAAGCTTGTTTACTTCAGAAATTTTGGCGGTAAGAATCCAAATCCAGTAACAGATGATCCACGTCCAAATGAAATCATTCATTTAAAGCAATACTCTCCATTAAATACATTCTACGGTATTCCTGATATTTTGGCTGCTATGCCATCTCTAATTGGAGATCAACTTGCTTCTCAATACAACATTGATTACTTTGAAAATAAAGCGGTACCAAGATATGTTATTACAGTAAAGGGTGCAAAGCTATCTGCTGATGCAGAAGATAAGATGTTTAGATTCCTACAAACTGGACTTAAATCTCAGTCACATAGAACTCTCTATATCCCGCTTCCTGGAGATACTGAAAATAATAAAGTTGAATTTAAGATGGAGCCAATTGAAAACGGTATCCAAGAAGGCTCATTCAAAGAGTATCGTAAACAAAATCGTGATGATATTTTGATTGCCCATCAGGTTCCAATCTCTAAATTGGGTGGTGCAGACTCTGCTGCTATCGCTGCTGCTTTGGCACAGGATCGCACATTCAAGGAGCAGGTGTCTCGTCCAGCACAAAGATATCTAGAAAAGATTGTTAACAAGATTATTAAAGAAAAAACTGATATTTTGGAATTGAAGTTTAATGAGCTAACTCTTACAGATGAAATCGCACAATCTCAGATTATTGAGCGATATGTAAAGACTCAGGTTATTACACCTAACGAAGCCCGTGAAATGCTAGATATGCCACAAAGATCAGACGGGGACGAGCCATTTGTAATGTCTCCACGACAGGCTACAGATGCTAGGGCAAACTTGGCGGGTAATCGTGAAAGAGATGCTCAAAGAGTAAATAACAACTCAGATTCTCCATCCACAATTTCTGGCCGTAATCCACAGGGTGAGGGTCGTTCTTCACAGTAATATCCACAAGGTATTATAAAGGAATGATATAATTATTCTGCCATGAATATAAATAAAGCACACTGGACTACTGATGGCGACAACGTTCGCTTTTCTATGCCTATTGGCAAGGTTGATCAGGAGCGCAGAATCGTATCTGGTTTTGCCACTCTTGACAATGTTGACAAGCAGAACGACATCGTAACTACTGAAGCAAGTATAAATGCTTTTAAGAAATTCCGTGGAAACCTACGTGAAATGCATCAGCCAACAGCAGTTGGAAAGGTAGTTTCATTTAAAGAGGATCGTTATTTTGATCCAAGCACAAAGAAATTCTATTCTGGAGTATATGTATCTGCATATATTTCAAAGGGTGCTCAAGATACATGGGAGAAAGTTCTTGACGGAACACTCACTGGTTTTTCAATCGGCGGGAATATAAAGAAATTTGATGATTCCTATGATGAACAAATGGAAAAAGCAGTAAGAGTAATTAAAGAATATGATCTACATGAATTGTCTTTAGTAGATAATCCTGCAAATCAATTTGCAAATGTTATCTCAATTGAAAAAGGACAACTTGGTGGATTTCTTGCAAAAGCAGTAGTAGATAATGTTTACTGGTGTAATTCAGATGACATTGTTAGAATTTCAAAAGATAGTGATGAGAGTTGCCCATCATGCAGTTGCCAAATGCAAAACATTGGCTTCGTTGAAGAAGGCGACGATAATTTAGAAACAGTAAAGTTCTTAGTTGATAGTGCAAAAGGCATTAGGACAATTAAGATGACAAAGGAGGAAAATCCTATGACAGAAGAAACAA